ATTCCCTGTTGCTGTGACTGTGCTGCTTGTTCAAAGGGATTTCTAAAGAGGGTTTCAAATCCCATATCTTCCAGTTCCCAGTAAAGAGCAGAGGTTCGTGCTTTTGAAACTGAAGGTCTTTGTCCTCACCTTGCCTCCACATTTCTTTTAATAGTGTTATCTGCAAGTCCTTTTATTGGTTTCATTCCCCTGTAGAAATACTCACGTTTAATAAAACCAAATCCACTTTTATTGGGATCAAAGTCCTGACCTAAAGCCCATATTCTCTGATCGAAATCAACTCTGCTTGCCTCTTCAGACATGGTGATTTCTTTAAGTGTATTGAATATCTCTTCTCGTTTAGATTGATTCGCAGCACTCATTGTAGGATGTGCAAGAGTAGATTCTGGTAGGTTACGTCCTGTTATCCACATATCTTTGGATAAAGCTACTGTCTCAGTAGAGTAATCCATACCTCTTACTTCACCATGTAAAGCACGAAATAAGAACTTCAGAGGTCCGGGTCTATCCTGTGTTCCCCAGTCAATATCGTTAATAACGAATGCCTTCTCCGGCCCATACCTAAGTCCTGTTTCTCTTTTTCCGAGTCCAACATCTTCAAGTAACTTGTTACCATCAATAAGGTCTTGCTCAAGATGAGACATACGTTCATTGATCGTGCCTTCATACTTAACAACCAGTTGTTTACCTACTCTGGTTTTTGCTTCACCAACACTAAGTATGTCCTTGAGTTCTAGACCAGTATTTTTATCTAGTATGTGTGCTTGTTCATCAGGAGTTATAAGTGCTCTCAAAGCAGACTCAAGTCCATTGGATACATTTAATAATCTATCCTGTACTCGTTGACCGAACTCCGTAACCGCACGAACTCCAGACATTGGATAGCCTTGATTTTTTCTAGTGGCTATAACTTCTTCTACTTCCTTTGCCTTAGAACCCTTGAACTGTAATGGAAGTCTTAGTTGAACAGCATACCTATCAGGACTTAACTCTACCTTGGGAAGATCATCGAATCCCGGTAGTGTTCCCTGAGTTAAATCATCTATATGTCTATCTAACTCAAGTGGAGTGATACCAGCTTCCTGTGCAGCTCTGTTCCTGACTCGTCCATAGTAAGGTTTGAAGTTAGCACTAAGATGCTTTCCTTCTTCTCGTAGTCCTATAAGTATGTCTATAGATGACTCTACTGATGGAGAGTACTGTGTACGTCTGTCGTAGTTAGAATCTATAGCCTCAACTACATCACTCAGTAGTTGTTCATCTCTGGTAAGTCTTGTGCCGTATGTCTGTTCGGATGCAGCTTCATTGGCAAGTCTGCGAACTTCTTCAGAACTAAGTCCTGTCTGCTTTGCTATATAGTCTGCTGCTCTTTTTGTTTGAGCATCATTAAGATTCCCAGTGACAAGTTTTTCAAATCTATCACGTACATTATTCTGTGCTCTTAACTTTGTAGATGTAGTCTTATTAGGGCTAGTACCCTGACTGACTATAGTTCTTCCTCTGGCATCATAGGTATCTATTACGTTATCTATGATCTCGTCAATACGATTTTGAGCGTTTGGATATATACCCTCTTGTACCTCTCCTACTGGAACATCCTCTGCCAGTCTTTCTGGTTGTGGTCTTTCCATTCCCGGTAGGGTAGGTTGTGTTCCTTCTCTTGGTATAAACTCATCCGCTGGTCTGCCAAGTCCCAGTTGAACAGGCTCTATTGCCTCTTCAACTTCTCTTGCTACAGTTGGTGCTACTTCCTCTACAGCCTCTTCAGCAACCTCTCTTGTTGTTGCCTCTGTAGCTTCTTCTGCAAGTTCTCTTACTGCTTTTCTGGAAGCAGCTCTGGTCAATCCTCCGTACAAACCCCAACCGGGGATAAGTTCTTCTGGACTTGTAAGAATATCTACAGGAAGTCTTGCATACCAAGGTATCTCTTCAGCAGCTTGTTGTTTAGCTGCAAGCCACCCAACTCCCTGATCTCTTAAAGACTGTTCAATAGTCTGGGTTCCATATGGGTCTTCAAATGATTTACCTATTTCAGATGTTACAACTGCTGAAATAGGATCAAGAAAACTTTCTGCAACAGTTCCATAACCAGCAAGTGTTGGAAGTATGGGATCAGCTACAGTTCTCCAGAATCCACCATCGTCTGGGATATCAAAGTCTCTTGGTTCAACTCCCCACATGCCAGATGCCCAGTCTTCTATAGCACCCTGACCTTTACCAAGAAGAGGGACAGTGGCAATGTTTGCCAGACCAGAGGTTACATCTCTTCCTCTTGCCTTCCAGTCAATTTCTCTTGGCGTAGCAGTAGGGCTTTTCTTTTCCTGTACCTCTGTGAGGACACCATATGGAATCCTACCGCTTTCATCTAGGGGTACGGATTCTCCATACTTAGATACAAGTTCAGGGAAGGTTGATGTCTGTCTAGCCCACCATCTATCAGCTTTCTTTTTATTATCAGGAGACATAGGTGTACACCTTTAATATAGATAGCGAGTTGTGGGGTTATACCTAGATTGATTCCTTGTGTTCGGAGATACGTTCTGATAATAACTCTGGGTAAATGGCATATCACTCAGGTAGTCAGTGAAAGAACCAAACTGAGTTCCTTCTCTGGTAGCACTACCAAGTTCTCCCATATACCTATCCCATACATTACCGAACTGTCCTCTCCAATAGTTTTGCTGTGCAGGAGCATAGCCCTGTTGCGTAGAGGTAGTAAATGGGTCAGAACTGAAGTAAGCCCATTGGGGATTCTGTTCAAGAAGAAAGTCTGACCAGTCGGTTGGCATTATGCATATGCTCCCCATCTAGTCGGGTCGAGATTTGATAAGTATCCAAGATAACTTGATGGGCCGGTAGCACCTTGTTGTATTCCCCTAGCTGTAAATCTGTTATACAGATCACCAAGTGAACTTGCTACTGCCCTTGATGCATAGCTACTTTGTGGTACACCTCCACCGTAGTATCTTGATAGAGCCATTGCCTGTACAGCATCTGGATCCTGCATTGCATAAGCCATTCCCGGGCTTACACCTTGTGCCTGATTCCACTTATCACCACCGGGCATCATATTAGAAAATGCTAACGCTTGGTTCCATCCTCCAGTTATGTTGGATGGTTCTCGTCCACCCCCAGTAAACCAGTCTGCAAATCTAGTACCCTGTCCAAGACCAGTACCCTGATTCTGACCATATCCACCTAACAAGAAACTTCCGAATGTAGGAGCGTATCCTCTTTGAGCCATGCTGGAATATCCCGGCATGTAGTACTCAGGCATACGTGTTGACTGAAGAGATGTGTACTGTTGCTGTGGTGTGTATTCACCAAACACAGGACTGCCCTGAAAAGGACTATCTGGACTATATGTACTCCAATCGAATGCCATATTATCTCCTGTTACTACACTGGGATTATACCCTACATCATTATTCCATTGTCCAGAATAAGGACTTCCCTGACCAATGTTTTCTCCTTTGACCATCCCTCGCCATGGTTCATATCCTTTCTCTGGAATCATTTGCCAATTACTGGCTCCAGCTACTCCACCACTTGGTACTACAGCACCACCTTGTACTACTCCACCACTTGGTACTACAGCACCACCTTGTACTACTCCACCACCTGGTACTACAGCACCACTTGGTACTACTGCGTTATCTCCAACAGTAATACCTAATGAATTACGGTATGTATCAATTAATGAGTTTACATCTGGTGACCAATTACCAACCTGAGAACTATCTAATCCAGCAGCCATCATTCCATGATAAAGGTCAGGATCAAAAACACCTTCTGGTAAAGTTCCAGTAAAGTTTCCATATATATCAAAGTTATCATCCCAATATGCCATAGCATCTGCAGGATTTAGTGTCATATTGGCAGATAACCAGTCAGGCATAGGTCCTGCCATGTGTGCATTGTAATGACCGATTCCCAAATCAGATATTGGTAACACACCATGACGAGCGTTCCATTCATCCATGACCCAATCAGGTGTGGAAATTAGATTTCCAGCAGCATCTTGCCATTGTCCAAAAGGATTCAGAAGTGGTTCCCCTGACAAATTTACCGCCCCTGTATACGGAACAGTACCTGATGTAGGTTCTGGTGGAATTTCATTATAGATTGCATTACCTGCATCATCGTATGTTCCACTGAATGTATGTCCAGAAGGAGTAGCCTCACTAGCAGCTACCCAAGCATCGTTAGTAGCCTTGTGAGTTTTAGCTGCATCAAGCATTGGAAGATATTCACGTTGGAAATTAGAACCTTTAGGAATATGAACTACTCCACCTGCCATTCCCAGACTGGGATTGCCTGCGTAATATGCATAGTTCTCGTATATAGCGTTACCGTCACTGTCAGTTCCAACTTGGACGGATACATCCTGACCATGTGTTCGCCCTTGAGGATCAGCAGGAACATCCCCCATGGTATGTACAACTTCACCATAAGTTTTACTGTCTGGGTCACTATCAACTGAAGTAGTACCCCCAGACTGCCTAACAGCCCTAGTCTTCATAGCTTTCATGAGTCGGTTTATGTCAGACCAGTTCGTAGTGGAATAAACCTTTTCTAATTCTTTGCGTAGTGCTGCATCATCATCAGCAAAATCACCTGCTGCAACTCTTCCAGTTAATGTAATTTCATTTAGTGCCATTATTTTCCATACCTAATAGGGTTACCTTCAATAAGTTCCGTAAAGAATAACTCTGCTGGATTAGCATCTTCCATCTGTAATGATGCATTATAATTTCGGTCATATATCGTTCCCAGTGTACTTTCAACTGCTCTACTAGCATATGAACTATGTACTGGCTGTCCCTGATAATATCTTGCCAGTGCTATTGATATAGCATTTCTGCGTAAATCTTTTGCCCCAGATTGCAATCCAAGCCATAGTGGAGCATTAGTAACAGCTTGAGCATCTAAACCATCGTTAGATACAGCATCAACTATGGAATCCCATTGAGGATCATATTGTTCCCAGTCAAGAACAGGATAGTTCGCTGCATCTATAGCCTCTAAGTAATTTCCCCAATCTTGATATGAAACTGCATCTCGATCTCCCATAGGAAAAGTAGCAGATCCCGGTGGCTGTAAGAAGAATGAACCAAGTGTAGGATTCATTGCTCTTGAATATGCTGATTCAACTATAGGGCTATATGATGGAAGTACCCCCTGTAGATACGAATCCCATATGCTACTAAATGGTGCATCTTGCCATTGTGGAGGAATATTTTCTCCTGTAGTTAAGCTATCCATAGGAACACCAGAAGCAATAGCCTGTGTATGTGCAGATAGTTCTGGAGATGCAAGTTCATCAATAGAAGTCTGTGTCTCTCCTATATCTCCTATATACCCCGGAGGATATACGTCTGTTGGAAGAGTCATGTCTATAGGAGAGGGAGCAAATATATTAGGATCAGATTCAACCTCTTTCTCAAATTGTGATTCGTCCAGTTGATCCATTACTATGCGTATCTGTTGGTTCATTTGTATTACGGAACTTGAATCACCATCTTCATATAAAGCCCTTGCTTCTGGGTCTTTATCAGCCAGTAGCATTGCCTCTGCAGCATCTTCCATTGTTTCACGAGATGCACCTGAATCCCATAATTTCTGAAGTTCAGATGTTTCTGTTTCTTTTTGAAATATCGGCCAGTTACGTGGAAGAAGAAATTGTGACTTGTCCCATAATTCACTCCATCCCATTCCAAGTTGTTGCAAATCTTCTATATCTTGTTGGCCGGATGTTGTAACACCGCTTCGTAACTGTTCTTCTCCAACTCTACCCAACCAAGGGAATAAACTTTCTCCCTCTGATGGTATGCCAAACTCTTCTGTTACCTTACCTATACCAGCTGTTGGATCAAACGGTGGTATATACGGTTCTGTTGGAGGAAAATGTTCTGGAGGAACTACAAACCTCTCACTTGGTGGAGGCAGAGGTACTTCCATAGATGGAGGTGCAAAGGGTAAATCACTAAATACATTATCTGGAGTGCCAAGTAGTAATGGATTATCCAGTCCTTCTACCGCACCTATATCATTTATAGCTGTGGAAAGAGAACTACTGGATACTCCAAATCCTTCTGCAACATCACTTAGAAGAGATTGATCTATCATGTCATGAGGCAAAGCACTGAAAAGCCCCTGTGCAGCTGCATTGACCTTCGCCTGCTCATCAGTCTGCATACCACCACGGTTACCTAGAATGTCATCTAGTGCCATGTTCGTAGCCATTAACGGATCACCAGTTAATGAGAAGTAATGGTCTGCAATAGAGCCACCATCAGGTGGGGGGTGTGCACCTCCCAGCGTCATATCTCTCATTGACTGTTCTGAATCAGGATCAAGCCCATTGTATTTATCTATGTGGTACTGGAAGTCACCACCAGATTTAATTACATCTTCTGCCAGAGTACTGAATACACTGGGGAAGTTATCTCCTGCTGCCATGTTTTATCCCCCCGGACCAACGAGTCCCATGTTTCTTAATCGTGCTTGTTCACCCTGTGCTCCCGGTCTTGGCTGACCCGGAGGAGGAGGTCCTGCCGGGGGAGTAGGAGCTGGAGGTGGCATTCCACTCATCATAGCTGGCGGTGCTACTCCCGGAGGTACGCCCGGAGGGCCGCCTCCCGGACCAAGTGGTGGGACACCCGGAGGCATGGGAGGCAATGCACCTGCAGATGAAGCAGGCGGTATCCCACCACCTAAATTATCCGCTAACATCTTAGCTTTACTCAACATGATTGCCATGAGTTCACCAAGATAAAACTGTGCAAGATCATCTCTTCCCTGTTTAACTGAGGACTGGTAAAGAGTCCAGAGGCTTGCTTCGGGAAGACTTCTCTCAGCTATCTGTTCCTTGATAGCATCATCGGTCTGGTCAGCATCCTGAACTCCAAGAATATTATCTCTTATCCACAGATCGGGCATAAGCGGAGTCTCCCCCTCTCTTGCGATCTGAGCCATGGAGTACTTGGACATATCGTCCTGTGGCAGTCTTGCCACTATGGATATCTCTACTGCTCCACCCTCTTTAACTCTCTCTGGTGTAATAGTCTCAGAGAAATACATCCTGTTGTTATCACGACCTGAGAGTTCCATTGCTGTGAACGCACCACTTGAGTACTGATCACACAGAAGATTACATATCTGGGTGTATGCATGTTCAAGTGAAATGATTCTTGGACTTAATATTGATTCAACACCCTGTCTCAAGGTGTTGATCGCAAATCCTGAAAGCTGAAACTGTAGTTCTCCGTATACAGAGTGTGGAATAGAACCTCTCTGCATCTCACCCGACACCATACCCATGTATGCGCCAGTCTCTTTTGCAACTTCCAGAAGACCAAGAGGTTCAATGTTCTCACCCTGTGCAAGTGATATCTCTGTACCTTCCTTGTATGGGTCTTCCTCAAGGCTCTTCTGTCCATCTCTGGAAGTTATCTTTATTCCCTGTCTCCGTGACCTTGCGGTCATCTCAAGCATGACGCTCATCATGAAGTTATGCTTTTCGTATAACTCCCTTGTGGATTTGAATATAGATTCTCCATAGTCTTCGACAGTATCTTCAATAGATGACCATGCAAGTGACTGTATAAGTGGGTTTGAGCCTACCGGCCCAAGGAATACTGGTACTCCTGTACCGCCATGGGCAGTTCTTTTCTTGATAAACCTGTGAGGTATGGCTACATAGTTATCTTCACGGTCATAGAAATCATAGACATCAATGCCGTCATCATCTATACGTTCAGTTCCAAGCCTGACATTGTACTGAGTCTCAATTTCATTTTTGGTCTTCTTAACTTTATAGCAAGCCCAAGAAAGTCCTTCCGAATCTGTACCCCAGTAGGTATGCATTGTGTCCCATGGGGTGATATCTATATGAGTATCACCATTTTCGTTCTTAACTAGGAGTGCTCTTCCTGCATACCATCCCCTGAGAGTGGCATACCATGCCAGTTGATCCTGTAACCGTGGCTGAAGTCTTCTTACCAGTCTTTCATCCGCAGCTTTCAGAGCACCAATAATAAATTTTTCCTTGTCATTATTAACTTCTCTGGTATTTCTGGGGTTCCCAGCTGGAGGAATACGTATTATCCGATCAGCACTTGAGAGCCAAGAGATTATCTTGTCTGCATATGTCTGTGGTTCGTTGGATGTGTAGGACTGATACCCATCTCCTGCGTCATAAGGCTCTAACCTGTAGAGATTATGGTCTGCATCCATCCGTGAACGTAGTGGTTCTGTCGAATCGTAGTGATCTTCAACAAGAGTGATGATATCTTCGACTTTTCTACGAGCCATTTACCACCTCTTGACCTTGATAAAAGAATTATTGCGTAGATGACCGTATCCAAACCTGTCAACAAGTCCATAGATAACGGCTTTAACTCCGTGGTTATATCTATCTTCAGGAATTTCACCCACTATATTACCATCACGATCTGTTCTCCAGCGATAGGCTCTCGTTTGTCCATCAAAAGGATTAGGTTCTGCACCAAATTCGGACAAAATACCACGACAACTTGCGTTGATAATGATTTTTGGGGTGTTAGAAATCGGATCGGGCTTCAAAAAGGACTTCAGCCTTTCAGTTCCTTCGTTGATAAGAACCTTCTGTGCAGCTAGATATATACCTGTTTCCTCTAGCCATATCTCAGCTGGAGCCGACATAGCCTGATGTTGATAGCCAGCAATGTCAATCACTCCCCCCTGTACATCTTTCCACCATGGTCGTGACTTGGCTATCTCTATCATCTCAGTAGTGATCAGGTTCTGTTCATATATCTCATCTATCACGCATATCTGACCATTGATCTCCTGTACTACCTCTACCGCATAGCCACCGGCATAACCGGGGTCTATCCACAGGTAGACAGGATTACCAACTGACCACTTGGCATCATCACTGATATGTATATCTGGTCTGAACTCTCCGAATACCAGTCCCTGTGGTGGTGTGGGTATACCTTCAATACGCTCCATGAAGAAGTCATCGGACGCCACAGCCTTGAGTTTCAGTATCTCGGGATCATTCCTTCCCCCGGGGTAGAGATACTGGTTGGAGTAGCTTGGTAGAGAGAAGGACTGTTCCTCTTCTCCACCATGTTGCCACTGTTGGAATAGTTGAGGATACCAACCCAGTGATCCTTCAAAGGTTCCCCCAAGAAACATCCAACCACGCATAGGTGCACACCTACTACGTAAACGGTGGAATGTTTCTAGGTCTAGCTGCGATGCCTCACAGCCGATAATCCCATTCGGTGCTCTCATGGCTAGGGTTCTTGGGTCTTTGGCAGACTTGGTTTCTATTCTGGTTCCGTCAGCAAGTACGATTCTTCCGGGATCTACTCTCTTGGTTACTTCAGCGAGTATTCCAAGTGATGCAAAGTCCTGTGTAAGGTATTCAAACTCTGCCCTAGTACGCTCGTAGTCAGCAGCAACAAGCCAGTAGAGTCCTGCCTCATCTGTTTCCAGAAATCTTGAGACAAGATACTTGGATGCCACCATCGACTTCCCTGCTTGCTCACCGCCAGCAACGAGAACAAATCTCTTCCGACAGTCGAGTATGGGAGTCTGCTTTTCCGTGGGTTCAAAGTTCAGCTTGGAGAATATGTATTCCGTTACATCAGGACTATTTGATGTTGTCATCAGATTCCCTCGGTCTTGAGAGTATCTTCTCTACTTCATCAATCGCCCTCTTGCGAGCGGAATCTTCCTCCTGTTCCAGAGAGTCTTTTTTCTGAATCTTCTCCTGTGTTGCCCTTAACCTTTTCAACTCTGCCATTAACTCCTTGGCAGTGGAATCGGTACTGGCACTGTCACGTTTGAAGTATTCTGGGATGAAAGCATTCAAATAAGCCATAAGCAGTACTGGATTATCCCGCACTCCCTGACCCTTTATACGCTCCAGAGCCAAGTCTTGGAGGTACTCCTTGAACATATCCCATGCTATCTGTTTTTTATCCTTGAAGCCGTACAGGTTTTTATCTATCCACCCATAGACTGTAGACCTAGCGGTCTTTGTTGCCATACATGCTTTACGTACAGTGCCACATTCTCCGAATGCAAGGAGCCATGCGTCTTGCATTGCCATAGTTTTTTCTTTCGACTGTGGCATTAGTTCATTCCCCTACGTTGCATCATCTGTGAAAGATATGCTGGAGGAAGTTGGGAAGACATTTGATTTCCCAGTCCACGTTTCAGCCCACCCCCTGATGCTATGAGTACCTCTATCGGAAGTGAACCCCTACCAGCAGGAGACTGAATAGGTGCGGAGATAGGCATTCCCATATCATGAGCACTAGGTGGAGGTACTACCATTGAAGTAGCTGGTGGAGCATAGGGTTGCCCAGCTTGTTGCCACTGTAGTGGATCACGAATACTGGGGGGAACACCAAGATCACTTGGGTTCGGTGGGGGAACCATAGTTGTGGCTCTTACCCTCTTCATTGCATCTGCTAATCCTTCTTGCCTATTAACTCCCGGTTGATATCCAGCCATCTGTCCCATTGCTGTAAGAAAGGATGCATTATCAAGCTGTCCCATCTTATCTATCGGTTGTGGTCTTGCTAGAGGAAATGGAGCATCATGTGCTTTTGGTGGGGGAACTCCGATAGAAGGTTGTGGAGAAACAAACGGCTGATTAGCCCCTAACCATTGCATTGCTGGGTTATCTCCAGTACCTACAGTACCTGTAGGATAGCCACTAGGATAGTGTGTTAACGGAAATGTTCCACGAGGAAAAGAACTATCAAACAAACCAGTGCTCAATAGATCATCACGTACCTGACCACCTCTTATAGATTTAGATGGAATAGATACTGAGCGATCACCAAATACACCGGGATTAATTGTGATAGGTCTGTTCTGATCAAAATATCTAGCATTCAAGTTTCTGTTAGCTGCTGAAAGGTCGGAGCCTATCTGCCCAAAGTTTAACATTGGGTTAGGAATATTTATGTTCCATAAATCAGGATTCATCATCCCAGCTTCCGAACTACCACCCATTCTCATTCCACCGTAGTTAGGAACTACAGCCGGGCCACCTGACTGACTAATTTGTGTAGGGTTATTTCTAAACCAATCCGCAAATGAAATCCCATGTCCGGGTATATGTGGCATGTTACCCCCTAGCTATCGCTCTGTAAGACGTCCTTAGATAGTGCAATGATACCTGCAACACATCCTACTGTCACTTCGTTTAATCCTTTCACCATTCCTATGATAGCAATAAGTCCAAGCAGAATGATACTGAGAAATATCTGCGGTCTTACCTTACCCAGAAAATTCGTGAGACTCCCTCGCCTGTCAGGGGGTTCTCCACCTGACGGTGCGTTGTTCAAATATGATCCTGCCATCTCTTCCTCCTAAATTATGAAAACATATCATACAGTATTAGATGTGTTTCATCCCATATAACCCCCCGAAGGGGGGTATGGGTGAAACACTACTCTATATATCTAATTAATTTCGGCGAAATTGTTTGAAATTTCTTTGAAAGTTTCTTTGAAATTTCGTCTTATTTCGATGAAATTGTTCCTCCATGTCGCAGCTCTTTTAGGGAAAAAATTCTGTCAGAGGTAGAAGCTCTTTATAATAAGGGATTCTAAGACATACCCCCTCGAGGTCACTTTATCCATATCTTTCCATTTTCCTTGTGACTGAGCGATTGATCATTTTTGA